CACTGCTACATATCCAGGAGCTTGTGAGGATATTGAGATAAACTCTGTGATGCTGAATAACATAGACATTACAAAAGACTTATTGGAAGTGGAATTAGACCGCATCCGCGAAGATATACTGGGACATTAAAAGTGACATTATGAAAAAAACAGAAAAATTTGTAGTGAATGTGAGTTCCGCGCTTGAAGTAGAGAATGGAACGATTCTTAAAATTGGGAATAGTGATGTTAAACTGGTGGGATTTGAAGCTGAAGAAGAATCAACAGAAACATCAATAGACTCTGTGTTTGTAGATTATGATGGGGATGCAACCGCATCAATCTTCGCTGAAGATATGGGTTTGATGATTACTGACACTGATGGGCAACAATTGCTAAAAGATACCTTGAATATATTGAGAAAATTATATTATGGTGGTGGTGAAATTGCAGATAAAACCCTAAGTGAACATGATATTGATGATATGGTGAGAGGAGTTACGATGGTGGAGTTATATGAAGGCCATGGAGACGCGGAAAGGCTACTTAAATGGCTGAGGCGATAAAAAAAGCTTTACTTTTATTTTTAAATAGCGTATAATAGCTATTCAATAAAAAAATAGGTGATTTATGAGTGATATGTGCAACATAGGTGACGTGTTGGAAGAATACAGATTGATTAAGCAGGAACTTGCTGAAATTAAAGAGAAAGAAATGGATATGCGTATCGCAGTATGCGAAATGCTAAATATTGACCAGATGACGATAGGAACGCACAGTATGGTGTATCCTGATGAGGGGTTGAGTGTAAAATTGACCAAAAAAGAGTCATATAGTATCAAAATTGATGAATCAGATTTTATAAACCTATCTGATGAAGAGATGAATTGCATATCAACCAAATATGGCCTGTCATTATCTGCATACAAGAGCTTGGGTGATACTGATGCCCTTGATGAATACATAACGGTTAAAAATGCTGCCCCAACAGTTGTAGTTAGCCTTGAGGATTAGCCATGGCCATAAAGATAAGAAGCACACTAGATGTGTCTGCTGATGGGGCAAATATTGTCATATATGGCGAGTCAGGAGTTGGGAAAACCACGTTGATAGGTCATCTGCCTCGGCCTTTTGTGTTGTCAGCAGATAAAGGGCTACTTTCAATCGCTGATAAAGATATTCCATATATTGATATTGAAAATATGCAAGATATAGATGATGCATATAGCTACATCAAGAAAAATATTGACAAATATGACAATATAGTGTTTGATTCTCTCACTGAAATAGCAGAAGTAGTGTTGTTTGAAATGAAAGAAGACCGCAAAGACAAACGTCAGGCCTACGGTGAACTGGCAGATGCATTCGGCGTTATGATTAGAAGATTCCGCGATATATCTGGCATCAATACCATATTCTTAGCCAAAAGAAAGCATATAATCAATGAGGACAATGAACTGGTAGGTTATGAGCCGATGATGCCAGGTCGTGTGCTCCCTCACGGGCTTCCTTATCTAACAGATGAGGTATTTGCCTATGTTCTGGATAGAAAAGGCACCAGGAGCTTTCACACGACGACAGCGCGGAAGTATCCAGCGAAAGATAGGTCTGGAAAGCTAAATCCAATTGAAGTAGCACCAAATTTAGGTGAAATAATTGATAGATTATTGAGCAAGAATTCTGAGCCGAAGCAACAAGCAAAGGCTCATAATACCAAAGGGCATATTGCCCAAATTTAACCTTGAAATCAGGAGTATTAAAATGGCTGAATTACCTTCAGTATTCGCAGTAGATGAAGATAGCAAAAGAATGGGGGATTTTGGAATTATGCCCTCAATATGGTATCTTGGTCATATCAAGAAGTCAGAAATCAAGAAGACTAAGGCTGGAACCGGCCTCAGACTTAATATGCAGGTAGTTGTTGAAGGCTCTGAGGAAGATGATTTCTCTGAATCATCACCTTTCAATGATCGCATTGTGTTCATCGGGCTTAATGTGAAAAATCCTAGTTCTCAAGCAGTAGAGATTTCTCAGCGTGAGCTGGCAAGTATCTGTGATGCATGTGAAGTTTCTGAGCTAGAAGATTCAGAAGAGTTGCATGATATTGACTTCGGCTTTAAGCTGGGTGTTGAGAAAGGCAAAGATGGATATGATGACAAGAACGTCATCAAGAAGTATATCACTGAAGATGCTCTAAACGAGATGTTCAAAGACTAGGACAACAACAGCCAAGGATGGCACAATTTTAAAGACGATGATGCTGGGGGTTTGGCGCATCAGTCCTGGCATCATTACCTTAGTTGCTGGTGCGCCACCTTATTTGGAGAGAGAAATTGGCTATAATACCGATGAGAAATACGCTAAATGAAATTATGGAAAATGGAGAGATCAAACAAAGGAAGCGGCCATATCTTGGATACTCAGGTGTTGGGCATAAGTGCCATAGACACCAATGGTACAGCTTCCGCTGGTGCTATGACAGAAGCATTCCGCGTCGGTTGAGCAGGATATTCAACAGGGGTGACATAGAAGAGCCAAGAGTGATAGCTGATCTTGATAGGGTTGGCTGTAAAGTATACGGGGATCAAACTGAAGTAATAGGGATCACCGGTCATGCAAAAGGGCATATTGATGGGCTTGTAGAGAATGTCCCTACTGGTGGAGAGAAAATTCATCTGCTGGAAATAAAGACCATGAAGTCAGCCATGTATGCAAAGTATATGAAGATTGGATTGAGAAAATTTAGTGGCACATACTGGCAGCAGATCCATTCATATATGGGGCATCTTGATCTAAAGCGATGCCTATATGTAGTGGTGAACAAAGATACTGAGGAAAGAGACTTCAAAAGAATCAAATTTGAGAAGCCTCAGTTTGAAGAAGGTGAAAGAATTGCATTAGGAATCATCACGTCACCAAATCCCCCGAATAGAATCATGGGTGCAAGAAAAACATTCTTTGAGTGCAAGATGTGTGATTCAAAAGACATATGCTTTGGTGATAAAGAGCTATCAAAAAGCTGTAGAATATGTGAATTCTCATCTATAGAAGATGAGGGGATCTGGTCATGTGATAAGAGTGGGGCGCAACTCAACGCGGAAGATCAAAAGAAGATGTGCAATGACTTTAAAGGTGAGGAATATGTGTAATTTTGTATCGACATTTACAGCGGTGCTGCTGGCACTATTCCTATTTGCACAATACCCTTGGTGATAAGAATGAAAAAGAGAAATAAAAACAGACCTATTGTGCCAACAGGCAGATTTTTCTGTAAAACATGCAAGACACATAGGTTGATATCAGATAGAATTGGCAAGTATGGGAAGCTATGCAGGTTCTGCCTAGATGGAGAAAGTGATGACAAGTTTTGAAAAAACAATGTCTGGGTTTGGATTGGTGATGAAGAACCGTATTTTGCATGAATTAAATCCAAAGAAAATTGATAAAAAGATAATCGTCAAACAAAAGTCATTGAAAAAAAGGCAATTGGATGTCATCAAAATAAATGGTGAAGTTGGAACAGTCATATCATTTTGTAAGAAATATGATATACCATTTGGGACATATAGAAGCAGGGTGGCAAGCGGCCTGGATGAATACACAGCACTTACAAAACCAAGAAGGAAAATGAAAAGTGTTTGAGGCCAGGAAGTATCAGGTTGATGCAATTGATTCTGTATTCAAATACATAAAAAAGAATCCAGATAAATCGCCTTTAGTGGCATTGCCTACAGGTAGCGGCAAGACTGCTGTTATGAGAGGCATAGTTGAAAGGCTACTTGTGATGAACCCTAGTGCCCAAATCATCCTAGTCAGCCATGAGTCAGAAATCCTAAAGCAAAACTATTCCGCGATGGTTGGTGTGGGTGATGTAGGCATGTACTCTGCAGGGCTAGATAGGCGTGAAGTCAAGCAGATAACTGTAGCAGGAATTCAATCTGTGTTCAGAAAGCCAGAGCTATTCAAGAAAGTAACTCATTTGATAATAGATGAGGCTCACACAATCCCTATGGATGACGATTCAATGTACCGTAAGTTTATAAACGGAATAGGGAAGCACATACGCATAGGGCTTACAGCGACCGCATATAGAAGCGGACAGGGGCATATAGTAGGCGCTGACCATATGTTTGACAAGATAGTTATAGATTTGACATTCGGTGCCAAATTCACTAGGCTTGTAAAGGATGGATACATATCACCGATAACTATCAATTCAACCAAACTCAAACTAGACGCGGAAAGCATAAAGACAGTTGCTGGGGATTTCTCACTGAAGGATATGTCTATTGCATTTGATAGAGAGGCATTGACATCAAGAGCAGTGGATGAGATGGTTGCAAAAGGAGCAGGCAGAAAGAAATGGCTAGTGTTTGCCATAGACATAGATCATGCTGACAATATATGTGACATGTTGAATACAAGAGGAATAAAGTCATGTGTAGTTCATAGCAAGATGGAGTTTGACAAAGATTTTGTCTTGGATCAATTCACCAATGGCAACACTCAGGCAATAGTGAATGTAGGGATGCTGACCACTGGGTTTGATATGAAGTCAATTGACCTGATAGGGCTGCTTAGGCCAACTCAAAGTGCATCACTTCATGTTCAAATGATAGGGAGGGGGTTGAGGATTTGCGAAGGGAAAAAGAGCTGCCTCGTATTGGATTATGCAGGGAATACCGAAAGGCTAGGTGCCATCAACAAGATTACCCCGTACAAGAGGGCGAAAGGTGAAGGCACTGGAGAGCCAATAACAAAGACTTGCCCGAAGTGCAATACAATAACGACACCTATGGTCAAAGTGTGTGAAGAATGTGGGCATGTATTTGAATTCAAGCAGCTACTAGAGGTTACATCAGGTGATGCCAATGTTATAGCATCAAATTCAGATTGGATGAACGTCTCCCACGCGGAATATGAGAGGCACACAAAGAAAGGCTCAAAGACAAGCATATCAGTACGCTATCATTGCGGGCTGAGATACTTCAAGGAATGGATTTGCCCAGACCATTCCGGTTATGCGAAAGCAAAATCAATAATGTGGCTAAAAAAGAGAGGGCATGATTATGTAGACCTAGATGGTGCAATTGAATTTTTGAGGACATCAGTGCCACCTAAAAGAATAAAGGTGGACACGTCTGGGAAATTCAACAGAATAATTGATTATGAATGGTAAGAAAATAAATTTTACTTTCTTACCCTATTAGGGTATAGTAACTACTCTATTAAATTTTTAATAGTTTTAAAATTATCGCTGGAGATAAAAATGTCAGAAGAAAAAGAAGTTGAAGTTAGTGAATTAGAAGTTGCAATTCGTGATGCATTTGATGAAAATGTTGGTGTTGATGAAGAAACTGCAAAGATGGCGATGTTGCAAGCAGGTTGTAAGATTAAAGCAGTAACTCGCTTGTACAATCAATTCATGATTGATTCAGGCCTATTGGCTTCCAAAGAAGAAAAAGATGGTGTGCTTGATGAAGAGCTTACTGACGTTGATCTTTCTGATGAAGACACATTCCTTGAAAAGATCACAGCGGTTGCTGAAGGCATAACTGGTGCAACTGAGAAGTCTGCTACCATTATGATCCGCGCATGGTGTCGTGCTAATGAAGTCGAGTGCTTCAAGAAAGGTGCATCTGGTCGCCGTAGATCTGGATTCCGTTTTGACTTCTATGAAGCATTGAAAGCGAATCCAAATATGGATAAAGATGAAGCGCTGAATCTAATCAAAGAGAAAGGCTCTGAGAATGATGTTAAAGCTGCTAGTCACTTCCAAGCTATTCGTGAATTGATCAATACCGTAGCTGCATAAGATAGTACCAAAGTCCTTTGTGCCACGAGTTCTTCGTGGCATGAGGGCAATTTCTGAAGTAAAATCAAAACATAGGTAGGAAAATATGCCACAGAACACCGTAATGATGAGGGATAACAAAGGAAAAGCAAAACTGTCCTTTCTATTGGACTTCCCGAAAGCCACCGAATCTTTATGCAGAGTAATGGAGTTTGGGGCTTCAAAGTATGCAATGAATGACTGGAAATCAGGTGGTGATGTAAGAGGATTAGAGGATAGCCTATTGAGGCATTTACATAAATATCACAATAAAGAAGATCTGGATGAAGAGAGCGGAGAGTCTCACTTGGGTCATGCACTATTCAATTTGATGGCAATAATAGAATCTAAAAATGAGGACAATAGATGAACATACAAGACTTCATAAAGCTAGGTGTATGTGAAGATGTCAATGAACTTATTGAGCGTGATCCACTAGGTAAAAGTTTGAATGAATTGAATCTAGGTGCTGGCAAGAAGCTAATAGGGACATCACTCCCTCTTGATCTCCCAGGCTGGAACGCAGATACAGATTTGATACCAGCAGAAGATGACTCCATAGCTGGCATATGGATGATACATATGCTAGAGCATGTTGAGCTGCCTATAAAATTACTCAGAGATTGCCAAAGAGTGCTAATATATGGAGGCTTTGTTAACATAGTAGTCCCATACTATAACTCAAATATGAACGCTCAAGAGCTAGACCACAAGCACAACTTCTCAGAAGAAACATTCCCAGCTTTGTTCAGACAGAAGCAATATTATGAGAAGAATTTAGAAGGATTTGAATGGGAGTTTGACATCAACCTAAATTTAATCATAGGCGCAAAAGAGCGGAATATGTGCCTATATGTGCAACTGATAAAGAGGAGACAATCTTGAGCAATAGAAAAATAATAGTATTTGACACCGAAACTGATGGATTACTCAAGCCCAGCGCAGCTGGAATCGAAGGGCAACCATTCATAACTGAAATATATATGGTTAAGCTGGATGAAGAATTTAATATCCTTGAAGAATTTGAATCATATATAAAGATACCTATTCCAGTACCTGAATTCATAACCAGGATCACTGGAATATCAGACGCTATGCTGTCTAATGCACCTACGTTCCGTGATATATCAGATAAGCTAAAGATATTCATAGAGGATGCCACTGAGACCGTAGCGCACAATCATTCCTTTGACAAGTGTATGGTGCTAAACCAATTCATAAGGGCTGGGTATAAAGAATTCGATTGGCCTGAGATTGAGACGTGTACAGTGGAAAAGACTATGCACATAGAGCAGAGAAGGCTCAATCTGAACAGGCTTCATGAGCTTCTATTTGGCAAAGAATTTACTGGTGCTCATAGGGCGAAGACTGATGTGCATGCATTAGTTAGATGTTATCACAAGCTCAGAGAAGATGGGGTCTGTGAATGAAAATAATCAGAACTGAGTATAGTTTCAAGCAATGCTTTGGCCACCTAGATAAGATGGTTGATATGTGTGAGGATGACTCATTATGCATAGCAGACAATGATAATACTTACGGGCATATCCAATTCAGTAAGGCATGTAAAAAAAAGGGAATAAAGCCGGTATTCGGGGTACGTATACGCTATACAATCAACCCTAAGCAACGAACAGGGCAAAGCTATATTACGATACTAGCGCGGAATAATGAGGGCTTAAAAGAGCTGTACGGGCTTGTGAAAGCTGCATACGATAACTTCTTTTACTTTCCGCGTCTCATGCTCGATGACATATCCAACGTTTCAAGCAACGTGATAATCATCCAGCCAGATCTTGGTGGCATAGAGATAGGTGACTACAAGGCAATTACCCAATCTGATACTAGACGATCTAAAAATCTAAGTCATGTATTTGTACAGGACAACTACTATCCTGAAACGAAAGATAAGCAAATATATGAGCTATTGGCTGGTGCCCAAAAGAGAGCTGATGGATACGTTCACAACTTTGAGAACAAGACCTCTCCTATGCATATAGTGGATCAGCCAGGATGGACAGTAGACTTGTCAGATGAATGCAATGCCGAGATTGAGATGGCAGAAATGGTCAAGTTCGAAGGCTCAAAAGATATAGCTACATTATGCAGGAAAGGATCTGAACGGCTAAAGATTAATATAGATGATGGCGAATATGCAGACAGACTGAAGCGCGAACTTGATATGATTGCAGAGAAGGGCTATGAGGATTACTTCCTGATAGTACAAGACATGCTTCGATATGCCAATAAGCATATGCTAGTTGGGCCAGCAAGGGGGTCATCTGCGGGGAGCCTGGTCTGCTATCTACTTGATATAACTAAGGTTGATCCAATAAAATATGGCCTGCTATTTGAGAGATTCATTGACATAAACAGATTTGATCTGCCTGATATTGATATTGATTTCCCTGACTCAAAGAGGCAACTTGTAATAGATTATCTGGTGAGGAAGTATGGCGAAGACAATGTAAAGAGTCTGGCCAATATCAATAGGCTTAAAGCAAGGTCTGCTATTGACCTATTTGGGATGGGGCTATCAGTGCCAAAGGCAGATTGCGAGACTGTAAAGAATGCAATGATAGAGCGTTCCGCAGGTGATGCCCGTAATGCAATGTGTATATCTGATACATTTTATGATACTGATCCAGGAAAAGAGTTCATCAAAGAGCACCCAAAGATGATGATTGTTGGAGAGATAGAGAATCACGCTCAACATGCAGGCAAACATGCTGCTGGTATAATTGTATCCAATAAGCCTTTGATTAATTTTGGTGGTGTTAATTCCAGAGACGGAGTTGTCATGATGGACAAGCGAGACGCGGAAGATATTGGACTTCTGAAGATTGATTGTCTTGCATTGACCACCTTGAGTATTCTTGAAGATGCCGCGAAACTGGCAGGAATGCATAGAGACGCAATCTACAAACTCCCTTTTGATGATGAAAAGACTTTCAACATATTCAATGATGATAGACTTAATGGAATATTCCAGTTTGAAGGACAAGCCCTAAAGATGCTAACTAAGTCCTTTCACGTTGAGGGTTTTGATGATATTGTTGCCATCACTGCTCTTGCAAGACCTGGTGCCTTGCGATCTGGAGGTGCTGCTAAGTTTGCCAAAAGAAAGACTGGGGCTGAAGAAGCTGTATATTACGGAGATAAGCACAAGTCGATAACCAGCGAGACTATGGGTATCATGGTGTATCAGGAGCAGATGATGTTCCTACTTAGAGAGCTGGCTGGATTCTCTTGGATGGATGTGTCAATACTTAGAAAGGCAGCAAGTAAATCAATGGGTGATGACTTCTTTGGCAAATACGAGATGCAATTCATAGAGGGGTGTCAATCATATTCTGATATGACAGAGGAGAGTGCCATGCTTGTATGGAAAGATATTCAACACGCAGGATCATGGATTTTTAATAAGTCGCACGCTGTGTCATACGGTATGTTATCATATTATGCTGCATATATGAAGGCCAATCACCCAATTGAATTCTTTGCTGCTAGCCTCAATCATGCCAAGTCAGAAGATTCCGCGCTTCGTATCCTTAGGGATGGAGTAGAGAATGATGGGATAGAGTATACCCCAATAGATCCTGATGAATCAGAAGAAGGCTGGACGGTAGTTGATGGCAAACTATTGGGCGGGCTTACAAATATAAAAGGGATAGCCAGCAAGAAGGCAAAGCAGATAATAAAAGCAAGAAAGACAGGAAAGTTTACCCCTGCAATATTGGGCATGCTGATGAACCCAAAGACTGCTTTTGATATCCTGTTTCCCACTAGACACCTATGGGGGCATATCTTTGACAACCCAGCAAAATACGGGCTACTTGAAAAGCCTGTTGGAATAAGGGATATTGACAACCCTGGAAACTATGTCATCATAGGCAGACTGATTGATCGCAATCTAAATGATCTTAATGAGCACAACAAAGTTGCGAAAAGAGGGCACAAGTTAGATCGAGATACTGTCTATCTCAATATAATACTTGAAGATGATCATGATTCTATCATGTGTTCTATTGGGAGATTTGACTACAAGAGGCTTGAAGGCAAGACTATCGCGGAAAAGGCAAATGTTGGAGAGGATTGGTTTTTAGTAAAAGGAAAGATGGGGTCAACGTGGAGGGGAATATCTGTATCAGAAATAATTAACTTAACAGATTGGAGCAAAGACAATGGAAGCTAGTGTAAAATTAGTATCAGTACTGGACAACAGGTTGAGTGCGTGGATTCATAGCAGACCTGGATTCAACCATAGAAAAATTGACATGGACAAGATCGGGTCGATGGACATGAGCATAAACAGCTTATGTATGTTGACGTTTGAGATAGATTCAAGTCTTATATTTAGAGATTGGCTATTTTCAATACGGCCTATTTTTCCATGGGCAAGAAGCTCACGATCTGCGCCCTTGAGCAAAATGAATACAAAAATATCAGCCGAGTTTGGATCTATTGGGCAAGACAGAATAGATGAAGTGCTGGAGAATGTCCGGAATGGCATACCGCAAGACATAGCGAGAGAAGGGCTGCCCATGACTATGGCAACTTCGTTCACTGTGATGATGGACTTTCGAACAGTATGCGGATTAATCAAGACCATGAAGGAACTTGATGACTCTCTGTACATGATATATGGAACACTATTTGAAAACTCCATCAAGCATATAAGCGGTGCATTAAATAATAACGTAAGGGAATTTTCTGAGTCATATCTAATAACAGAATGTGAAATGGATAAAAATGGCGCTGAGAGTGTTGGCAGCATGCTATGTGGGTCATATGATATGAAGTGCGCATTGATGGCACAGTTCTTGAGGACTAGCCATGCAACAGTCAAGACTGAACTATGGAATATCATAAAGGACAAAGGATATGCGCATGCTAGATATATGACGCAAAGAGATACCGTTAAAGTTGTATTCTATATGGGCAATAGTGAATATGATCGGCTTATGAGACTAAGGTCACATTGGTTCGCAGATTGGTCAGAAGATATGTGGGGCAAGATGGTAGGTGATTATGTTAAGAATATGGCACCTCGTGAATTCTATGACTTCATACCTAATGGCAACGGAAAGCCAGATCCATACCATCGAGACATGATGAGCAGGATAACAGGAGAAGAGCATAATTTGCCATGTCCAATAATGACTGAGAACCCAAATTATGTGCATCAAAGATTCCGCGAGTTGGGGTGCAATCCTGTGATAATAAAATATGTAGAGCTGGCAGATGGCGGATATTTGCCTTACAACCCTGATAATAAACTAAGAGAGCAATATGAGAAAAACTGTAAAACAAATTAATAGCATGGCTGGAAAGCTGGCATCAATGGATAGGTACTCTCAAACAAGACTGATTAATCCAGAGTCAGTGCTAGAGCATACTGGATATGTATGCATGTGCTCTTTGATAATAGCCAGAAGGATACTCAAGAATGGCCGGTCAGTCAACATTGCACTACTAATGTCAAAGGCGGCAGTGCATGACATCGAGGAGTCAATAACTGGAGACATAGCTTGCCCTACTAAGTATTGGGATGCTAGTGCAACTAGCACCATGAAAAGAATATCTGATGAAGCAAGTGTGATGGCATTCAGAAGCATAGGTGATGACGACCTATATGAAATCTGGGCTGATTCCAAAGAAGGCTTTGAAGGGCAGATAGTTTCTTTGGCTGATAAGCTAGCAGTAGTATACAAGGTGCATCAAGAGTATGCGCTATTTGGGAACAAGACTATAATTGGGCATGTAAGTGGACTAATAGGGTCATTGAAGAAGATGAAGTTGGAGTGCAGGAAAGAGCTGCATGAGTTTATAGATGAGGCAATCTTGATATGCAAGGAGTTAATAGAATGAAAGTTTATATAGCAGCACCGTTTTTTAGTGAAAGTCAATTGGAAACAGTGAAGAAAATAGAAACCTTATTGACAGATTATGACATTGAGTTCTTCTCTCCGCGCTCTGAGGGCACATTGAAGGATATGGCTCCAGATGAGCGCAAGGCTGCAATGAGTGGCATATTTGAATCCAATATCAAACATATGGATTGGTGCACCCACTCTATTGCAGTGATAGATGATTATGATACTGGCACTATATGGGAAATGGGATACATGTTCCATGCTGGCAAGGAGATAGTGACATACTCTGATATGTATCATGGGATAAATGTCATGCTTAATGAGAGCATAAGCTATCATGCCACCAATATATCCATGTTGGTTGATGGGCTTCTTGGGAATGTAGCAAGTGAAAAGACTGGGGATGTATTCTGATGGAAACTACTTTATACTGTAAAGATGCAGGTGGACGAATCCGCTTCTGGAAGATAGAGGCATTAGATGATGGCATATCCATGACATATGGGCTGGCTGATGGCGCAGTATCTAATCAATTTGAAGAAGTGAGAGTTGGCAAAGGTGGAAGGACTAGAGAAGGGCAGATCTATAGCAGATACCTATCGCGGATAAATAGGCAAACTGATAAGGGGTATGTGCACAATGTCCTTGATGCAGAGAATAATAAGCGCACTAATTCTCTAGGTCTGATTAGACCTATGCTTGCCCAGCCAATAAAGAATATCAAATCAATCAACTATCATGATGCACATTACCAGCATAAGTATGACGGCAATAGATGCCTAGTCACCAATAGAGGTGGGGAGAATATAGCCTATTCAAGAAATGGCAAGATGATTGTATCCATTTCTCACATACTCGATTCGATGATTCTGCCTGATGGGTGCACTATTGATGGAGAGCTTTATTGTCACGGTGTGTCCTTGCAACAAATTGGATCCTGGATAAAAAGGGATCAGGAGGCCACCATAAACCTGTCATTGAGAGTGTATGATATAATAAGAAACGAGCCGTATTCTAGTCGATTAGCCCGCCTTAGAGGCTTAACGCTAGGCGATAACGCGTCTATCGTACCTACGGTATTAGTAGAAAACGAACGAGCTTTAAGCGAGCTATTTGAAGATTCAATATCTTCTGGATACGAAGGTGGAATAGTCAGGATGGGCAAAGCTGGCTATGAAGACGGCAAAAGAAGCAAGAGCCTGCTGAAGATGAAGGTATTTGATGATGATGAATTCTTGGTAGTTGACATAATAGAATCAAAAGAAGGCTGGGCAAGACTTAGATTGAAGACCAAGAAAGGCATTGAGTTTGGAGCTTCCGCGCCTGGGAGCATGGATAATAAGTATGAGATTGCAGAGAATAAAGATGACTATATAGGAAGGATGGTTAATGTGAAATATATGGGGTATACAAAAGATGGGAAGCCATTTCACCCTACGGCTGTAGCATTTAGGCAGAAAGAAGCGGAGTAAAAAGAAGGGGGCACAATGCCCCCTTTGAATCACTGGATCAATCATCTTCACCTATACTTTCAAACATATCCTTCATGCTCATCACCTTATCAAGTAGCTTGTTATGAGTTTGAGACCCTTGGGCTAATGCACCAGTATATAGCCCTGCCCTTTTGAGCCCTTTGTCATCAAAGTTTAGTAACCCTGTTTTACTTGGCCACCCTTTGACATATGCTTTCATATATAGATCTGGAAGGAAAGGTACCATTCCTGATGCAGGTGTTTGCAGAACCCTATCAAATAATGACAGCTTGGTTGGATTGCCAGTCATATTAAGGTTATCGCTAGTGAGGCCACTTCCTTGAGTATCTCTCTTTGTAAGAGTGTCAAGCTTGGATAGCCTTTGTAGTGGAACAACTTTTCCACCAGTTTCAGTTAGATACCTTTTGGCATCACTAGTTGCAAAATGATTACCCAACTTTTTAGGGTCAAACTGCCCTAATGGTGTCATACCTTTTTCCATCACTAGATGAGTTAGTGCATACTTTTCATTCAACTCTTTCCAGAGCTTTGCATCAACTTCACCACCAAACTCTCTCACTCCAGTTTCCATGGCACCATCAAGGGCATCCATAAAAGGCTTTAGTGCACTTCTTGTATTGACATCGCCAGCCTTATATGCGGAGTCAATATCATTCTTCAACTCAATTCTAAGTTTCTGATATTGCTTGCCATTGAATGACTCCTTCAACATCTTGCCATCTTCACCTCTCGATGGTGTCTGCAAACTCTTGAACTTCTTTAGGAATTTAGCAGCAATCTTATCAGTCCTGGCATTATATGCACCTTTGCTATCACGCTTTAGTGCACCAACAGTTTTAGTCAACTCACTCAATTCTCCTGGTGCAAACCTACCAATACTTTTTGATTCAAGATCTTGATATTGCGCCTTCAGATCTTTCAAATGACCTCTCAATACCTCAGGTGACGCAACTGTTGCATCAGGTAGATCAAGACCCATTTGCTCAAGAGCCACTTTATTTGCAACAGTTTGATTATCTCTATCGAATCTATTGATTCTATCAGTCCAAGACCTATCACCTCTGAGTCCAGCTTCAAATATCTGCTGTCTTCTGCTGCCTTTTTCCGCGCCTGGGAGGAACTTCATGCCCTGATCCTTGCCCCATTCAATAAGTTCTTTTTGGTGATCATTATAATAGTTAGGTGTCTTATTGACAAATGGCTTCGACAAGACACCACCTAGGCCACCAGCAACACCCTCAAATAGACCGCCCTCAAGAGTATTATCATGGTGAAGAGTGCCTTCTGCTGCACCCAATGCTGCGCCTCCAACAATATCACCAAGCCTCCCTGTCCTATATGGATCAGGAGTATTAGGCTGTCTGCCTTTTCGCATGGCATTCCTTACCATAGGATCTGTGTGCTCAAGTTTGAGCTTCTTGCCAAATTCCCCAACAAGTCCTGGCTTAGCTGCCAGCTTATTGCCAAGGTTGCCAGCAGATGAAGTGATTTTTGAACCAGTACCAGAGAGCGCACCTTTGACCTTGTTGACAACTCCTTGACCTAATTTATTCATAGCTGGCCCACCAGAAACACCAGTCAGCAAGTATGGTAAAGATGCACCACCTAACTTGGCAATCATATTTGCCTCATCATCAAATGACTGGTACATCTCATCTTTTCCGCGTTGTTCGGTCGCCCTATCAGCAGTCCTCTTGACAGCATCATCGCTACCTAAAGTATCAGCAGCAAAATCATATATATTAGCAGCACCAGCAAGGAGCTTATCAGACTCTCTGCCAGCAGCAACCATAGCCTGTTCACCAAAACTCATATCTCTCACATTCTGATCGCGGAGTTCTTTGAGCTTCAACTGATCCATGCTATTTTTTATAGCCTGTTCATTCTGAGGATTCTTGGCATTTATGGGCATATACTTGTTTATGATCCCCTGATCTTCATCAGGGGCTTCTTCCCATATTCTCTCACCAGAATCATTTACGGCAGACCTGTAGGCTACACGCTCACCGTTTTCTTTCCTTGCGTATCTTGTCGCCATTTCAATCCTCCCAAGTCCACCCTGGTTTTGGCCCTTTAGCATATGGGTCATTACCACTTTCACCAGTGCCTCTTTTCTCATTCATTATCCTTTCGAGATTTGCTATATTCTCCAAAGTTAATTTCAAATTTTCCAGGAATACTTCTCTTGACTGCCCAGGTCTTGGCAGCTGCTTGTCGACCCTCTCTTGTTCAGCTGGCCCAACTTGAGCACCCCTTAATGCTTGTAGGACTGTGTTACTAAGATTTTCAGATAGTGCCACTGCCCTAACATTATTAGGATTAGAAGGCTCTCCAATTGCGTCCATCACAACATTAATTGCAACAGAATCTAGTCCTGAGCCAGCTCTCTGCCCTTCTACCCAACCGGATAGGCCAGATATATCAGCCTTACCACTTTCAACGAGTTGCAATAGCTCTTCACCCATCTGTTTTGAATTCTCTCTTGAAGCAGAAGACTTGGCCTCCTCGGAAGTTTGCATCTTGCCATAACCATAGCCTTCAGAAGCAGCTTGACCATATGTCATATTCAATGGAATCCGAACTGGGTTCCCACTTTTGTCAACCATGGAGCCTGCATCTGATCTTGATATGCGAGCATCCGCGTTGTTGGCGCCTCCACCTAGAAGCTGCTTGCCCTTCATCAGATACTTCCTATAGCCTTCTGGGCTACGGTTGGATGGACTGGTTGTAAGCAGATACTCTTTGTATGAATTCGGGCTTTTAGTATCCGCGCTTGATAGTGCACTAGACTGCAAGCCGGTCAACATACTCATGGCTTGATCTTGATACTCACTGTCCCCACTCGCGGACAATCGTTTTATTAGTGAAATGAATCTCTCGTCTGCAGGCTTGGTCTTATCATAAAGCAATGTGCCTTCTGTGGCAGGAGACCTCTCAATATTCGGCCTTTCCATCCCAGGTCTGAATGGGCCAGATTGAGGTGAATTGACTGCAGCCTGTGGCGCCATGCCATATATATCATCAGCCATGCCAGCCATAGAATTTCTTTGGGCTTTATCATATGCCCTCTGTTGCTTTAACTCTTCGGCTGCACGATACGCAGGGCTATATGACATATTGCCCATATGTATCTTTTCATCACCGAGAATATCCTGCTCTAGTGAATCAAAAATACCCATCACATTCTCCCTAGCAATTGCTGGATATAAGGATTGCTCAAACCTGATCTCTCTGTAGGTTGTTGCCGTTCATGATTCATAAGGTTAAGAGCATTCATCATTTGCTGATTGCTTTGACCGGTGGCAAACTCCTGCTCATTAGAAAGGGGATCTGGTTGAGAAGCATTAGACTGCTGCATCATAGATCCAAGTCTATTTTGCTGCGCTTGCCTATACTGAGGAGATATTTGTCCACCTTGTCCACCTTGTCCACCTTGTCCACCTTGTCCACCCATTCCAGAGCCTATCATTTGCATCAATGATTCCCACATAATTACGCTCCCACTCCGCCATAACCACTCATAGAATAACCTCTGGATTTGCCTTTGCTGCTTCCAGATCCCAGTATGGTTGGATCACCAATTGATTTATCATATCCTTCCATCGCCTCCCAAGGCATCATAGTTGGGGCGAATTGACCCATGCCTAAGTTCTGCATATTTTCCCCATTCTGAAGACCTTGATTCATAGTACCTTGCTGTTTATTAAGCATACCAGCCATCATACCTTGTCTAGCCAATGTGCCTTGATCAGCCTGTTGTGCAATGCCCAGCTTGCGATCTAAATCTTTATCAAAAGTCCTATAGCCAGTCTCGGCCATATTACGTTGCAATTTATCATTGATTCCACGCATGCCGATGCCTTGCGCCACACCATGACGCGAGCTGCCACCCATACCTGCACCTGCTGCCCTAGCATCCAGGTTAGCATTCATATTATCCATGCTCCGGTTGGCGTCTTTCACATACTGACCACGCATTGCATCAGCATAGTTATTACCACTACCACCCATGATCATACTGTTGATGCCTTGCATGGCAGTCGGTTGATTCATCGAATCATTTAGCGAACGCATGACGTTTTGACCAAGATTCATGTCCCGATACGCACCGCCCTGCATTTGATTTTGCCAATTAGGCATCGACTGATCAAATACTTGCTGCTGATTCTCTATTGCGCCAGGAATTAATGCATCCATCCTGCCTTTTGTTTCATCAAATAATTCCTCAGCATTACCATATTTATTTTTCAAATATGGTTCTTGGCCACTCCATACTTTCTCTTGGAAACTGCTGCTTGAATCACTCTTACTAACTGATCCGCTTCCTCCACCACTCATGATACCACCTCATTTTCTACTTTACATTTCAGCACCACATAGTGCTCTTCCCACTTGTGATGCGCTAGTGCGCGGAGCCACCCAGAACGTATTGCCATTCCACGTAATTCCTCACATCCCATATTTCTCGCTAAATCTTTTGCGAACTCCATAAAATCATCCATCCATAAATTCATCTTAGTTCCAGATATTATGGGTATGTACAATGCCTTCATGCCTGAATCAAGAGTACTGACTACAAATGTCATTACTGCAACTATACTTGCACCTTCTGATGCTACAACAAGGATGTTTGATCCTTCAAGCAAATACTCTTTCAACTTGTCAAGATCTACATCCGTAGGATTGCCTTTTGCGACCACTTCTAAAATCGGCAGGCATTGAGGCCAAACAACGTCAATTAGGTCAGGAGGAATGATTGAGATATTCATGCGATAAATGCCCAGCCCGTCGATTTGTATACGTACAAGCCCTCTTGGTCGATACCTTCGCTCGCTATCGCCCGCGCAAAGTAAGCAAGCAGACCCCTCTCTTTCTCGAATGGCTGTGGTGCGTAGTACCTAGCCTTGAGTTTACCGCCTACCGTGATTTGATCCCAGTTGCCCCCGTTGTCAACAGTCCACAATCCAGCATTTGTTATCGGATTGCTCCCACCCACGGGGTTGCGAAAGAACGCTAGTGCGCCCCTGTACTGACTATCGGGCTTTTCAGTTATTCCGCTGAATTGCACAGAAGCTACTGTCACTTGGCCGCTATCATCAACCGGTTCTTCTGGTGCAACAAGCACCCATCGGCTTGGACTGAGGCCAGACAGCATCCACAAGCCCGGTTCTGTTATGTCCGGCTCTATGTTCGCTGCTTGCTGATTAAAGTAGACGAGCGACGCAACTGTTAGACCAGCCGGCATTCCGCTATTTACGTGTAATCTCAAAAACTCAGCCGATACTTCAGTCTCTGGTGCAATTAATAGCCATTGATCCACGTCCACATAGAGCCATAGTCCAGCCTCGGTGATCTCAGGAAGAACCTCGCCAGAAAAGTAGACCAATGTTGTCGGTTTTAAGTCATCTGGTATCGCATCGGTTGGCGGAACAACATTCGTGTCACCCGTAGCGATTTTCACCCATTCTTTATTCGTATAAAGCCACAAACCGGGTTCAGTGATGTCTGGATCAATAGCAGAACCAAAATTGATAACCGTGCCTTCGGTATATTTGAGAGGCATAGTGTGCCGCTGCACAAAGATATCAGCGCCTGTGAAGACCGCTGAAACTTGCTCTGCCTGCCTGGTTAAATACTCAGTCAGTGCAGGATCAGTGCCCTCTGGTGGCTGCTCAATTGATATGTTTGA